TATCTACATCTAGATATGTTGTGTATTGTTGTTCCTGGGAGCGTTGATTTAACAAGGCTATAATGTCGTTATCCACCTGTTGTGACTGTTGTTCGTTATGTAGCCGTCCATTATCACTAAACTGATGACAACGTGGTATAACGAAGTTGACACGGGAGTACATTGCATGAACTTCCCAGATCAAGTCATCCAACACTGAAGAATATTTATCGTCGTTCCACAGGTGTCTATACACTATACCCAACAAAGATGGTGAATCAGTCACTACAACGTCGACCTTGCCTTTGAGACGATTAATTCTATGATGTTGTTGGGCTGCTACCAGGAACTGATCCTGGAGCAACCTTTCACAATCCGACCAAATTAAATCTTTAGCAAATTCGCTTACATACTCTACAGCGTAACCTTTCTTCGATAGTTCAGCGTACACTTGAGCAGCTAATGTGCTCTTGCCTACACCTGGACCTCCGAATAGATTAACTACCAGCATACAGCTTGTCGTCCATCTTGCCAGTGCCATAGTCACCACTATAATTGTGTAGTGCTTCAGCCTCCCAGATTAACATCTGACCAACGCGAGTACCCTTCTGGATAATAGCGCGACCCGAGTTGTTGTGAATCACACCAGCCATCACACCCGAATAGCCGGTATCGTATAGCCCTGAAGTCAGGAACAGCCCATTGCGGTTCAGGGTAGAACGAGTGATGATGAACCCAGCTTCGCCCTCACCAATCATTACAGAGCCCTCAGCCAAGAACTCGTACGATGTACCAGGCTCGAGCTCGAAGTTACCAAACTCATCTGGTTTAATCTCTACTGAACCACGATGCTGTTTGATATCCTCGTTGATATGAAACAGCTCGTCGTGCTTGATCGCAAACAACTTGTCAATCTTAACATCAACTGCATTCGGTTGTACTTGGCTTTGTTCAATAATAGACAAAGCCGAGCGAGTTTGATCACTCGCAATATTTTTCATACTCATTGTTATAGTCCCAATACCCTACTAACATCTTGATTCTCGTTCAGAGAACCTCCACTGCGCAAATGATCGACTAGCTGTTCAAAGTAAAAGGATGCTTCCTCTTTACCCGACAGCTTCAGCTGATCACTGCAACGGGTAAGAAACCGTACGGTTCCCATACCAGTATTATCATTCATAGCCGCTGGTTTCATTCTAGCGTTTCTCTGATACATAATCTAATCCACATCCACTTCTTCGGTAGACTTGTTCTCCGGATACCCTAACGAGTTGAGTAAGAACACACAGTAGTGCATGATCTTAATTACATCCTTAGGATTATACCCAGCCTTTTTACCGAAGCGCTTGTAGTATTTCGAGATGTTGCTCAGAAAAGCCTCTTTCTCAATACCCATGTCGGTCCAGTCGTCGACTACGTCGCGACCATTCTCGTTGGTGTAGTGAGCGTCATATGTGGAGTTGATGTACTCCATAAATTCGCGAACAATCTTAGCTTCGTTACGTTTATAGTTTATGCCCATTCTTACCATCCCTCACATAGCATGTCTATATAATCGATATTGTTAAATACCGCTTCATCTAGTACGGGATTATCGCATAAAGGTAGATCGAAGTCAACTTCTTTTTCAAACTTACCATCAACTAATCCTGAAGGACTGTTATCAAACTCCCTGGCGTGGAGACCCAACCATACAGCAGCTGACGAATCCCAGGTATCGATGTACCGATGATACTCGGAAACCAGTTCGATTTCATTTGGACCATCTACCATCCCAAGAAAGTGAATCTTCTGACCGTTGCGCTTGAACAAATCCAGGATACCGTTGTCATCAAGAATCTGCATGATCTTCCAGCGCGCTAGGAACCGTTGCAGCTTGTTATCGCGCTCGACTCCAAATGCTAACGGAGCTCCTAGGATAGATACCCCAACATAATCGACGAGCTCAGGATTATCAGCAGCCCATTCGAACGCACTAATATAGTCATGCAGATCACATTCCTCCGACTGAGGAACGAAGAATGTACCGAACCCAGCTTGCTTGAGTTCTGGTGCCATTCTGATAGCAGCATCAATAGTCTTTTGTGCTGGCTCGCCTGGATAATCAGACATAACGATATAATCGGCACCGATGTTGTTACCCATCTCGATTAGCTTTTCCGATGGGTACATTTCGCGTCCCTGCTTATACATCTCGAACGCCGAGTTGTCCATAACTATGCTGCAGTTAGCTCGAGCTTTTTGTTGCACATAAAAATCAGTATATGACTGATCCTGCTCAATCAAATGAGCTAGCGTGAGGTGAAATGGACGGTCGGAACAGTACAGGCTTAGATAGGCAGTTGGACTGATGTGAGCAAAGTCAATCATAATATTCTCCACAATAAATTCATTATATTATACAATAAAAAAGGGGGTTTGTCAACCCCCCTTTTCTTAGTAACTATCCATGAAGTTAGTTACGTGCATCTCGAAGTTTTTGGTGTTACCAAATTTCTTCTTATACTTCTTTTTAAGCTCTGTATGGTCAATGTTGGTATCACCCATATGATGGAACACGAACTTACGCTCTTCGTGCTCTTTACCTTTACCTTCCAACACAGCCTCAACGGAAGCGATTAGATCTTTTAGATCATCTTTAGCATTCGGAGTCATTATTATATCCTAGTTGTTGTCGACAGTGTACACTGCAGTTGCCCCATTCTCATTATCTTCTGATATGGAGATGCGGAGGTTCCTACCAGGGTATTTATCTAAAACATAGTCTGAGAGGTCATCACATAGCATCTCACACGATTTATAGTCGAGCTGTAAGGTACCCTGGTCGTATAGACCTTCCAACTCTCTCTTGAATAGAATAAATTCTACATCGCGATCGTCATGGAACACCTGCATCTCCACCTCGAAGTGGAACATATGGCGGTGTGGATGTCCCAAGAACGATACTTCGGCTAACTTAGGATCAGTCAAAGCAGCGGGGTACTTATGTATACCCTCTTTCTGAAAACGTACCCATATTGTCTTATCTACTTTCATAACTACTTCCTTACACTGTAACGTTTAACTGGTGAAAACATTCGAATGCTAATCCGGTTTCGTGTTTGAATGCTTCCTTCTCCCACGGAGCGTTCTCGTACGAAGTGTTGGAATGATTCTTAGCTTTCCACATAGTCTTACCTTGTCTCTCACGAAGCTCCTTACGAGCATACTGTTTAACGTGAATCATCTCATGACACACAGTACTAATTAGGTCGAACAACGACAGGTCGCGCTGAATAGACAACGTATACTCGCGGTCCGTTTCCTGTAAACAATACCCATAAGCATCGATCTTACCAAGCTGGAGAGTGATGTCTAATGTTCTCATCCGAGGCATCAGTTTACGTATACACCAATAAACGGTCTTCTCAGCTATTTCACGCTCTTTAACCCGTCCACCAATAACAGTCACTGTATTCATAATATAAGCTCTCTCAATTGATTACAGGTACATTATACGCAAATCTAGAAGAAAGACAACAGGGAGCAACGAAAAACAATTCGTTTGAAATCAACAGGTTACAAATTATTTGCCTTTTTGCTGATTTTTATACTTGAGTGAATCCCTTCCTATTCATCCGGATCGACGTTTCGTAGGGATACTGGTCGTGGTTGAGAGGGGGGTTGAGCATACGTATGATCATCCCTTCTTCAATTTCACCCTGAATGCGTGATATCTCGCGAGGCTCCTGGACCCACCTAAACTGCCACTTGTGACCAACAGAATTCAATTGACCACGGAACCGTGTCCATTTTCCGTTAGGGAACTTAGCGTAGTTGCGATGATTCCACTCAAGCTGTTGCAGTGACTTCCCGCTGCTTCCCACATACATCAGAGAATCATCTTCCGCGTAACATCCGTAATGACCAATCATACTCTAACCACCGCATCTTTGTCACGCAGTAAGATGTCCTTCGCCAGGTTGTCCAATTTGTAAGCATTAGCAGAAACTGCTATAGCTAGAAACTTTCTGGCTTGTGACTGGTATTGAAAACTACTGATCATTTGGTTAACCAATTCGCGTTTCTGGTCAACATCTTTGGTGGACCAAACTTGTTGGGCTAATTTATCAAAATTTCTCATTATGTAACACTCCTATTAATTAGGCTACAAGGGATAGTGTACCTGCTTTTCCGACATGAGTAAACGCTTCTCTCCAATTATTTTTCGAGAATGTCACGCAGGCATAGTGAGAGCGTAACAACGGCTTCTTGGCGTTGGAAACAGGCTTGATCACTAACAAGCGCGACACCTTGGGAGAGTCTGCATACTTGTCGAATAACTCAGGATCCGTAAAGTTGGATCCGAGCTTCTTCAGCTCAGTGGTGTGCTGGTCGGTAACAATATCATACCCAGCCATATTGTCGATCCCAAACACACTCCCTCTGTCGTAGAAGCAAAAGAAAAACTCACCAGGACCAACTTGCACATTGCCTGGCTTGTAATTCATTAAAGCATATTCGGTAATAGCGTATAGGGGGTGCGATGTAATGGCGGGACTTAGTAAATCGCTCACTTGATGCAGCTTGCCATCATCTACGACACCAACAATCTCATGTACTTGAGCCACTGTGAGAAACATAGTGATGTCCTCAGTGGTCAATGTATTCTCATGAGCTGCCCCACACAATATACCGGTTAACTCACGAACGAAGATCGGATAGTCTTGGGAGTTCTTAGGATTACACAATCCTTCCCGTGATTGTAAAAATTCGTCGACTCGGTTATAAACAACAGAATAATTGATCATAATATAACTCGCAGCAGTGTGTATAGTAAAGGACCCTAAGGAGACTCGCCCCAATAGGGTCCGACAAAACTATCGGTTGATGTTAGCCATCACTTCTTTACGTAAGTCGTTATCAGCTTCACCAAACCTACCGAGACAGCAAGCGGTGACAGTCGACGACTGGGTATCTTTGATCCCACGTTGACTGACGCATGTGTGACCAGCTTCAATCACAACCATTACATCATCGCTACCCGTAATAAACGCAATCGCGTGGGCAATCTGCTGGTTCAATCGCTCTTGAACCTGAGGACGCTGAGCGAAGTATTGAGTGATACGGTTTAGCTTAGATAGACCCAACACCTTCTCGCCTGGGATGTAAGCAATGTGAGCTTGACCGATGATAGGACGTAGGTGGTGTTCACAATCGGAGTACAAGGTGACGTTCTTCTCTAGTACGAATTCGTCTCCACTACAGAACTTATTCTCAACAGTGGTGCACTTAGGGAACGTGTCGTACCGTAAGCCAGAGAAGATCTCATCGACGTACATCTTAGCTACGCGCATTGGCGTCTCTTCTAACGAATCGTCTGTTAGATCAAGTCCTAGGACTTGCAACATCTCTTCAGTTAGCGATGCGATCTTATGAATCTTGTATTCCCGATCCTCTTTAACGAGGGGGGTGATAGGAGTGTTGATACCGAGGGTATCGAGGTGCTTGTTAACTAGACGACCTAGTTCAGCATTAGATTTAGACATTAACATATTCCTTTCGAGTTAGTTTAACGTCAGCAAAAAGGGCAAGGGCTGACACCTTGGCCGGTATACTGTACCGGAAAACCACTATTATATATCATTACAACTCTTCGATTATACCCAGAGTTTCTGCAAAGATCAACAGGGCACCACCAATAAAAATTGATCCTAAACAAAACGCTACACCAGCTGCAATCCGCACAGCTGATTTGGCTAGGCTGACGTAGAAATGAAATAATCCTGGATCTTTACTAGCTGTCATTGTTTACTCTCCGTAATGCGTCGAGCGGAGCTTCCCAATCCCACTTAGGTTTCTTGAGAAGTAATTCTGCACCTGCAGACTGCAGTGCATTAGCGCTACGCAGAGCACTATCACGATCAGCTTCTAGGAATCCTGAATTACGTTCATGCTCGAACACCTTGACCTTCTCCACGAACACACGGTTATCAGTCTTCTGCATAATATAGTGGTTAACGTGCTCCCATATGAACAACGAAGACATCTCCATCGATACACCACTAGGCAAGATGCGCAGCTCAGCCAGAGGACCACCTGGTTGAGCAGCACCCTCGATATTAGACAACCGAGGATCATCAGCAGGCAACACCGTAACATGATCGAAGTAATATTCCAAGAACTCCTTAACCGGTTTGAGGTCTGGGCCGAACGGAAAGATCCATCCGTGTTCATCAACCTGACCGCTAAACGTTAGTTCAACTGATCTATCGTAACCATGAATAGATGCGCAATGTCCTGGAGTACCATCAGGGTTAGTATCGAACCACTGAGCATGCCCACAGGGCAGGTTCAGGAACTTCTTAACACTTTTAATTTCAATAGCCATTTTCTTATCCTATATACTTTCTTGTTCAGAGTAATCACCAAACGCTTTGTTTGGTTGCTCCCACCAGAAGCACAGGTCCTGTACTTCATTGTCATAATAATCCCCGACGAGATCACACTTAAAAATGCTATGCGCGTTTTCAAATAGACTTACTGTCAGAATATTATCGTATTGTACACCAAGAGATACTAATTCGTCAACAAGCCATCCGTAGTTTCTTCCAGATATTACGCCAGCTTCGCATAGAATAAATTTAGTGTACTTGCTACCATCATAGTTGGCTGATATGTGTTTCCATGTATCACGCAATCGCTCTTTGTAGAACTCAGGGTCTTCGCCTGGATCAGGTACATGGATACTATCGCTGTACATAGCCACCCCTTGAGTGGATAGACCGTGCGAAATGATGGTTGAAGCTATCCCCGAGAAGTCAGGAGAAACGGTCAGCATTAATGTGTTTTCAGCATCCATAAACTTAGGGTACTTACGTTTGATCTGGTACACTAGTTTCTGAGCCATAGCCGTTTCAACTGGCTGACTTATAAAGTGCAGCCGCCTCATGATACCTTCTCCCACGGCATGACCACCCAACGTGGGTCATCTAGTCGTAAAGCGGTTACATCAACTCGCGTTCTGCTATCAACCTTCTCTACTAGAGTAGCAAATGTGA